TATTTACATATATTTATATAAGACAATAAATAAACTTTACCAAAAATGGCAGAATCAATAGTCTCACCAGGTGTATTTCAGAGAGAAAATGATATTTCTTTCATCACCCCAGCACCTTTAGAAGCAGGAGCAGCAATTATAGGACCTACTGTAAAAGGACCGGTAGAAGTACCTACAACTGTTACTTCATATAACGAATATGTAAGAGAATTTGGAGATACTTTAACTTCAGGTTCAGATAATTATGAATTTTTTACTTCAATGGCAGTTAAGTCCTACTTTAGCCAAGGAGGAAATTCATGTCTTGTAACTAGAGTAGTTTCAGGAGCTTATACAAGAGCAACATCAACTGCAGTAACAGCATCAGATGGAGGAGTAGTACCTTTCACATTAGAAACTTTTGGAAAAGGGGTCTTATACAACAACTCAACAGGAGTAGGAGATGCAGGAGCACACAACACTGACGGATCATTAGTATCTGGATCAGCTGATAACCTAAGATGGGAAGTATCAAATCTTAATAATGCAAAAGGAACATTTAGCCTTTCAGTTAGAAGAGGAGATGATAATCAGAAAAATAAAGTAGTTCTTGAATCATTTAATAACCTAACATTAGATCCAAATTCGGATAACTATATTAGTAAGGTTATTGGAGATCAAGTACTAACAAAGCAAACAGACGGAGGAGGAACTCTTTATATCGATACTACTGGGTCTTATGCAAATAACTCTAACTACATTAGAGTAGCATCAGTAGCTAGAAACACTATTGACTATATTGGTAATAACGGATTAATTAGAGTAGGATCAGCATCTGGTTCTTTACCAGCTGCAGGTTCAGGTTCATTCTATGGAGCAACAGGAGATGTAGCAGCATCAGCAAACTTCTTCCATAATATTAGTACACAAACTCAAGGATTAGCAGATACTGACTATTCAAACGCTATTTCAATACTTGAAAACACAGACGCTTATTTATTTAATGTTATATCTGTACCAGGATTAACTTATGATTTACATAGTAGTAGATTAGATACAGTTATTTCTTTAGCAGAGACTAGAGGAGATTGTATCGCAGTAATAGATTTATACAAACATAACGCTACAGTATCACAGGTAACAGGTAAAGCAGATCTTTTAAATAGCTCATACGCAGCATCATACTGGCCTTGGTTACAAACAGCCTCTTCAGCAGGTAAGAATGTTTGGACACCAGCATCAGTTTATATACCAGGAGTATTTGCATTTACAGATGGAGCAGCAGCACCATGGTTCGCACCAGCAGGACTTGTAAGAGGTGGAATACCGGGAGTAATTCAAGCAGAAAGAAAGTTAACTAGAAGTGATAGAGATACTTTATACGAAAGCAAAGTTAACCCAATTGCTACATTCCCAGGAACAGGTATTGCAATCTTTGGACAGAAAACATTACAGACTAAAGCATCAGCTTTAGATAGAGTAAATGTTAGAAGACTATTAATTGATCTTAAGAAATTTATAGGTGATCAAGCATCATCGTTAGTATTTGAACAAAATACGATTACAACTAGAAATAAATTCTTATCAGCAGTTAATCCATACTTAGATTCAGTAACTCAAAGACAAGGTCTTTACGCTTACAGAGTAGTAATGGACGACAGTAACAATACAGCAGACGTAATAGATAGAAACCAGTTAGTAGGTCAAATCTATATTCAGCCAGCTAAAACAGCAGAATTTATAGTATTAGACTTCGTTGTTGAACCAACAGGGGCAACATTTGGAGCATAATTTAAAATTTAGATATTTATAATAAAGTAAAACAACATGGCAGTATTAGATCCAAATGAAATAATGTTTAGAGCTTTCGAACCGAAAGTTCAAAATAGATTTGTCCTTTACGTAGATGGTATTCCATCATTCTTAGTAAAGAACGTTTCAGCACCAGAATTTACAGATGAGGTGATTAAATTAGACCACATCAATTCTTATAGAAAAATAAGAGGAAAAAGAGAATGGGCTGATATAACAATGACTTTATATGATCCAATTACACCATCAGGAGCACAAGCAGTGATGGAGTGGGCAAGATTATCTTATGAGTCAGTAACAGGTAGAGCTGGATATTCAGATTTCTACAAAAAGGATCTAACATTAAACATATTAGGACCAGTAGGAGATATCGTTGGAGAATGGGTAATCAAAGGAGGATTTGTAACAACAGCAGATTTCGGTGATTACGATTGGGCAAACAGTGAGGTAGTTGACGTATCGTTAACTGTAGCGATGGACTACTGTATCTTAAA